TGTCATGCCCGTCCCGCTTTTTTTATGAGGGGGATCGAATGCTTGGCCAAATCGGACAGATCGACAACTTGGATGATCGGAAGCAGATCAAGATTCTGCTGGACAACCTGACGGACACTCAGCGTCTGGCTTGGCTTCAACAATGCTTGAACCTGTCACCAGTGAATATCGCGAATCCGGGGTCGGTGACGGTAAGCCGAACCGGAAAGATCGGGAAGTACGACACCAATCAATTCCCGTGGGGGTCCGTGGAGCAGGTCTATTTTGATTTCGCTTCTGCGGTAACTGGGTTTGGAGTCCCGATTCATGATTGCTTGAAGAATCTCGAACTGATGGTCAGCCGTGTCGGTCGGAAAAAGGTGCTGGTGTGACGAATCCGTATTGTTCGAGCACTGATGTCACGACGTATATCGGTTCCTGTGCGATGCCGCAGGTGACAACCGGCGATCCGACATCTGTGACCACGGACACCGCATTCATTGCCTACGCCATCAACGCTGCCGACGCAGAAATAGATTCGCATCTGGTTCATCAATATGACTTAGAAATCACGCATGCCTTGCATCCTGACTGGCTGCGGCACACCAGCGCCATCATCGCGGCGGTCTGGATCTTTCGCAGCGGCCAGAACGGGACCATTCCGCCGGGCTTGCAGGCGTGGTTTGACGAGCGAATGCAGGCTTTGCAGTCGATCGGAGAGGGAAAACGGCAGATTCCGGGCGTCAACGTGAAAGCAGATCCGGGGGTTTCGATGTCGAACCTCCGCCACGATCAGCGACCAGCCGACAAGAAGATCAGAACGATGCCTTGGCTCAACACCGGGGATCAGAACAGCACACAAGTCCGTAGCATCGACCTCAATCCACCGTTTGCACTATGAGTCAGTTAGCACTACGCGCCGCGATCAGAGACGCAATCAGGACGGAATACAGCCTGAAGGATTGCCAGTGCATGGTTATGGACGCCGACGGACAGCCTCCGCAGAGTGCATCTCCACTGTTTGTTGCCGTGCATCCGGGGGCTTGGCGGCGAGCATCGCAGTGGAAAGGCGGTCCGCTGTTCGATGAGGAACTCGGATTCCGGGTAACAGTCAGTGTCCAGAACTCTGGGGTTCAGCCTCAGAATTATGGGGAATGGTATCTGCAAAACGCAGTGCCACTTGGAACATGCGGGGCCGGTCTGGAGTCGTTTTGCAGGGCCATTGCGGTTTTCCTGCATGACAACGACAGCATTATGTGCGGACTCGAAACGGCGACGGGAAACGAAGGCCAGTATTCCGGCGGGGTTTTTTTTCAAGACGGCGGAATGGCAGTTGAAAGAACTGCAGAGTGGTGGAGAAGCAACCCCGCCAGCAAGACAAACAATCCACCCATCGGGTTGTCTCAAACCATGACATTCGATGGTGTTCGAAGAACCCAACTTTCAGGAACGGCGACATGATCAGCGGTAACTCCCCAAAAAAGGTATTCGTGCATTTGCAGGTCGCCAACCCAAACGGCGCCGTGAAGTCTGACTTCATGAACTACCACGTTGCCTGCGATCCGCAGTCATCAATCCCGGAAAGTTGGTCACCAGTCGCCTCTGTTGTGACCTGCCCGCTTTGCTTGGAATCCTCAGAGTACGCGGAAATCGTCGCTGAACAGTCACACGCATCGACCGCAGACCGCAAGGCTCATGAGCATGCAAAAAAGCTGGAAGAGGCGAAGACAGCAGAAACCGTCGATCCTCCAAAAAACGATGATACCACCCCGAAAGAATAAGGAACTCCACTATGGGTCTTGCCGCTACGTTTCAGTCCGGACGATATTCCGGGACGTGGAATTCATCCTCGCTGGGGGTGATTTCTGATGCCTTTCGAATCCGCCAGACAATGGAGGCCCAACAGGTCCGCGCCGACTTCTGGGGCGACTCCGTCATTGATCTCGTCTACCGTGGCGGGAATGCGTTTTGTGTGTTTGAAGGTCTGAGTTGGACATCCGTCGCTGCCGTTGTTGGTGGAGCCACTGCTATCGGAACGATGGGAATCGCTAACGTCGGCTGCTTGTTCAGTAAAGCGGCCTTGTCAAAGGCACTTGTCCTCACCGCTGTCGGTTCTGGAGATTGTGCGCCAGCCCCGACGTCAATCACTGCCGCCGCCGCAAACCTCGCTGAAGGATTCGACGTCGAGTATGCGTTGGCGAATCAACTTCGCACGCTGCCGATCATGATGCGATTGCTGCCGACGCTGATTAGTTCTGAAGTCTACTGGTATGTGATGGCTTGATGACTCCGTATCCGCCACCAGCGACAAGCAGTTATCCCGGATTGGTGCAGCTACCATCCGGGATGACTGCACTTAGCGACTGGCTGGATCAGGAATTGCTGGCGTCAAGCAACGTCATGTTTAACTTCGTCACTACGACGGATTTGACAGTGACGCATGCCGCGACGATTCAAGGCGTTACAGTTGGCGCAGGTCTTGGCGGCGTGTCTGGCTGCATCGGCATCGGCTCTGGTGCGTTGGCAACAAATGTCAGCGGGACGCGAAACCTTGCAGCCGGGACTACGTCGCTTGAGTTTCTAACAACTGGCGTGGATAACGTCGCGATTGGCGATGGTTCAGGCGAAAACATTGTCAGCGGTGGACACAATGTTTTCGCAGGGGTTGACGCCGGGAAGCTCACCAACGCCGGTGCAGCAGTAACGGCCCTGACTGAATCTATTGTCATTGGGGATGCAGCAAGGGTTCTCAGTTCGTCGGATACGAACGCCATCGTGATCGGGTCGGATGGGCGAGGAGATGGCAGCAACACGACGGTGATTGGCAACACGTCAACGACTGGGTGTCACCTGTTTGGTGCGATGAAGATTGGCGATGGAGCAGACTCGACGAAAACGGCGACGTTTGACTGCTCGGCAATTACGACGGGAACGAATCGCACGCTAACGCTGCCAAACGCCAGCGGCACGCTCTTGTATGCCGGTGGGCCTCTTGGAACCCCATCATCTGCAACACTGACAAACGCAACCGGGCTGCCTGTTAGCACAGGGATCAGCGGACTTGGATCGAATGTCGCGGCATTCCTTGCCACGCCTTCGAGTGCAAACCTCGCATCCGCCCTCACCGACAAGACGGGCAGCGGGGTTAATGTATTCGCGACATCGCCAACGATGACGGATGCGATAATAAATCAGGCAGCAAACGGCGATACGGCGATCAAGTCTGTTCGCGCTACCGATACCACGCCGACAGGAAACTTCCTTGATTTCCAGACGGCTGCCGCCGCTTCCGTTTACAAAGTAGACCGATTTGGTGCATTGACCGTCAATGTGACGGCTCAGGCTTCGACCGCAGAGCGACTGTTGACATTTGGAGTGTCGGATTCTGGTTCATCGTTCACGCTGGACAACGGAACCACGAACCCAAACTTTTTCAACCCAACATTCAATGGGACGATCGAAGCCGGTGTCGAGGGTGTGCCAATTTCGTTTTTCGGCACGAAGGGCGTTGACGGGACCACGAATCCGGCCATCCTGTATCTTTATCGCCACAACACGGGCGGCGGCAATACGGATCTTTCGTCGACAGTCACTGGCGTTGAGTATCGTAATCGTGCGACAAAGGGGTTCGGCTTTACAGGTGGACACAATTTTCAGTTGTGCGGCGGCGCGACAAGCCCGTCATTGGCGACAGCCACGGCAGACATTGTGTCACTTGCAGGAGTGGATAACGGTGCCGGGAACCGCGAATTGCAATGCCAGCCTGAGTCTGGCGGGTTTTACGCATTGGGTAACAATAAAATTCGCAGGGTTCCCACGGCGAATCAGGATGTGTACGACTGGTCTCCAACAGTCAACACCACGGACAATACGGTCACGACGCTGGCGACGATTCCGATTACATCTGGACGCACCTACATGATCGAAGCCCGTGTTGCCGCTCGCCGAACAGGCGGAAGCTCAGGCACGGCGGAAGATGGCGCCAGTTACTGCCGTCGCGGGACATACACCACGAAGTCCGGGACGGTAACCCTAATGGGTTCGGTTCAAACAATCGGAACAGATGCCGAGGATCAGGCCGGATGGGATGTGACAATGACGATTAGCTCCACGAACGTCCTTGTCAGAGTCACCGGGGCGACTAACAATAACGTGACTTGGATGGGCGATATCAAGGTTCAATCCGTAGCAAGCTAAGGGGATGGTAATGTCGGAAGAATTACAGGCGACGATCGACGCATTGAATGCACGAACAGCAGCGTATGATGTACAGATTGTCGAGTTACATCAACAAATCGCACAATTGAAAAGCGACATCATTGCGGAAAAAGAGTCATCCGCAACAGCACTGCACGACGCCGAAGAAAAACGAGTCTCCGATCTCGCGAAACTGAAAATCGAAAGCGATGCGGCTTTCAATCAGATGTCGACAAAGGCCCAAGATGTCATCAATCAACTCTCGCAAATGAACAAAGCACTCGACGAGCGATGGCAAGCACAGAACGCCTACGTAATCGCACTTGAAAACCAGTCAGTCGGGGATGTCCGCGCCGCCTTGATCGCATTCAGAGATGCAGAAACTCGCGTCCAGATCGAAGCTCTCAGCGCAAAACTCAATGCGAACGGATAATTTCCAGAATTTTCGTCCCAAATTCCGTAAATAACTGAACCAGAACAACCCGGATACGTTGAATGTATTGGAGTAGAGCAACTTAACCGGGGGAATGACGAAATGAAGTCACTGCTGTTTTTTCTGTGCCTGTTTGCTGCAAACCCAAAGGATTTTGGCGCGATCGGGGATGGTGTCACTGATGACACCGCCGCAATCCAGTCCGCCGCCAATGATTGCAAGTCGAAACTGCGGGCGATTCAGCCAACCGGCGGAAGTTACATGGGAAGTTGCCCGGAACTGTTCTTCCCGGCGGGTAAATATAGGATTTCCCAGTCGATCAAACTCTGTCCGTATCAGACCGTCCGAGGTGAGGATTCGATTCTGATTCAGGCCGATCCTGATTCGCGAATCCTTGAGTTCAATGGTGGCTATCAGAATCGTGTTGTTGGTATGCAGTTCGTAGGCGGATCGTCTCAAGTCGTTTTCAGCAATGCCAATGTGGACTCCAGCTTCTTGACGTTTCGCGACTGCGCATTTCAGGCGTGGTCGGAATACTCTGTGATTGCCGACGGAACAGTGGACGATCACCACTTATCCGCAACCCTGTCGTTTCACCGCTGCCGATGGGACGGTGCGCGTGCGGTCTACACGCATTGCGACACAACTCAACTCAGCGACTGTGAGGCTCATTTCCGTGGAAAGAATATCCCACAAGACGGCGGATGGATCACGAATGCGGGGTTCTTGAGACCCAATGGCGTCTACAGTTATGGCGGAACACTCGGGCTTTACAATGTTACTCTTGTTCCTGCGGCCCCGCTCGTTCCTGCGGAAGACGGATCAGCACCGAAACTCGTCAATGCCTACTGGATCGATAACGGCGGTTCCGTGGTGGCGGAGCGAGTTCGATTCAGTGGTGAGGGGGCTGGAGTTGCACCGATTATCCATCGTGCCCCAGTGAATACCCGCAGCCCGTTTCGTGGATCGAAGATCACCATTCATGCGTGTCAGGTCTCCTGCGGTCAGGACGCCGACAGCAAGTCCGCAGTTGTCACCTTGCGTGGTGGATTTCCGCAATGCCTGCGGATCACGGCTTGCGATGGGTTGGTGTCACCGTCAATCCCGTGGATTCGCGTCTACCCCGGATACAACCTCTCCGCTGATGTCGCGACCATCCTGAAACCGACGTCGTCACTGAGTCAGTACACGATTACAATTCAAGGGAATCAGGCGTTTACTTCGCAGCAGATCCCCGCCCCATTGCAGCAGTTCGTAGGAAAATAATTGGCCGGTGAAGTCCAACTTGTCGTTCCGAGTAAGCCGTCAACCGCGTATTTCGTGGTCCGCAACGCAGTTGGGCAGTATTGGTACACCACAACTCCGGCATGGGAATCCTACAACGCTGCCCACTGGACAGCCTACGCGATCACGATGTCTCAAGACGGAAGTTCGCAGAATTACGCTGGAACATTCCCGTCAACGATTGCAGTCGGAGCCTACCAGCTTTCCGCCTACGCTCAATCCGGTGGATCTCCAGCCGTCGGGGACGTGCTGATCGGAACGGATCGCAGGTTTGACTGGACTGGCTCCGCGATTCTGGCAATGCCAGCAAGCCCGGCATCAACCACAAACATCACTTCGGCAACGGGCGTTGATGTCACCAAAATCAACGGCGATTCCACCGCAGCGGAGAACGCCGGGAAGTTCTGGAAGGGTGCCGTTCTGGACTCCGGAACCGCACAGGCCGGGGCGTCCACCACGATCACCCTGCAATCCGGGGCAAACGCCAACGACAACTACTACCTGAATGCTGTTGTTGTCATCACATCCGGGACCGGTGCCGGACAAAACCGCAGGATTACTGGATACGTCGGTTCAACCAAAGTAGCCACGATCAGCGGGGATCGAAACTGGGTGACGGCCCCCGACAACACCAGCGTTTACACCATACTTGGAAACATCCCGTAGCGGCATTTATGGAAGTTGTTTACAATCTTCCAAACAGAAAGGCCCCGCGTTGTTGAAGCAACCGGGGCAGTGACCGACACATTTTCAAGGAATGCGACGATGGCTCGAATCATCCCCGAGATGACAGAGAAAGACAAGGCGAGATTCTGGAAGAAGATTTCCAAGACGGACGGCAATGAATGCTGGGTATGGACCGGCAATTCTCTTAAAGATGGCTACGGCATGTTTAGTCTCAAAAACTCTGGATTCCTTGCTCATCGCGTCTCATGGACGATTGCAAACGGGAAAATTGCCGATCCGTCACTTTTCGTTCTGCATGAATGCGACAACCCGAAGTGTGTAAACCCGGACCATCTGTTCCTTGGAACACACCAAGACAATATGGACGACATGATTGCGAAGGGCCGCAAGCGTGTCGCAACGGGCGATGCGTCTGGCGCGAGAACGCATCCAGAGAAGCTGAAGCGTGGCGACGAGAACGGATCAAGAAAATACCCAGAGAGACTTGTGAGAGGCGACGATCACTGGACTCGCAAGCAGCCAGAAAAGTTGGCGACGGGCGACCGAAATGGATCGCGAAAGCACCCAGAAAAGCGACCTCGCGGAGACGACCATTTCGCTCGCAAGAATCCCGAACTGCTGGCCCATGGCGACAGGAACGGAGCGCGAACCCATCCAGAAAAACTCGCGAGGGGTGACGATCACTGGACGCACAAGAACCCAGATTTAGTAACCAAAGGCGAGGCGTGTGTTCGTGCAAAACTCACCGAGGCAAAGGTGATTGAAATCAGGCAACTGAGTGCCAGCGGAATCGGGTACGCGGAACTTGGAAAAATGTTCAACGTCACTGGCGTGAATATCAAATTTGTTGTGCTTCGAAAATCTTGGAAGCATGTTCCATAAAGAAAGAGCGGTGCAATCATTGCCAGTAAAACAGCAAGTAATGCAGCAAACACGGTCTTCGGAAAATGCACCTCAGGCTCAGAGGTTTGCACACATTTCAGCATCGGAACATCATCATCCGGGACCGGCAAGCTCTTGTTCCGGAAGGCACTGGCATCATCAGTGTCGATCTCTGCAAACATCAGGCCACAATTTGACGCCGGAACGCTGACCGTCACCACATCTGGCGATATCTCAGACGTGTATCAGAACGCAATTCTGGCGCTGATATTCAACAACACCGGCATTTCGCTTATCGGCGACTCGACAGGACTTCCGGCTTCCGCTACTGACGGAAATCTTTATGTCGGACTCCATACCGCCGACCCCGGTGCCAGCGGAAGCCAAACCACGAACGAATGTGCCTACACTGGTTACGCCCGAGTCGCCATTGCCAGAACTTCCAGTGGCTGGACCGTTGCATGATCTGGGGTGATTCATGCTCCAGTTCTATCTCATCCGCGTCCCGGCGTCGGCCTCGCTTACGGGGGCGGCCTCTCAGGGGTGGTCGGACTCCGGGACGCTGACAGGGAGTGGCGTCGCCTCTTCCGACGTATCGCAGTCGTGGACAAGTTCGGGCGATGCGGTCGGGTCTGGCGTGGCTTCTGGGGATATATCGCAATTATGGTCGGCTACAGGATCGGTCGAATCTGGCGTTGTCCTCATTGGCTCCGCAACGCAGGACTGGACTCCATTGGGGGACGCTGCGGCCTATGCTGTCGTGTCCGGATCTGTCGGCCAGTTATGGGATGGAAGCGGCGGCGGGATCGCGGTGGCAATCGTATCCGGCTCCGGCTCTCAGGCTTGGTCGTGCGACGGCGATCTAATATCAGCTTCGGTGTTATCCGGATCAGCGTCGAATTCATGGTCTGCCGATGGTGATCTTGCTGGGGCCGGGCTGGCGGCGGCGGAGGCGTCGGAAAATTGGGACGTAAACGGATCTCTACAGGCGTCCGTACTTCTGACTGGCGACGTATCGCAGTTGTGGTCCGTAACCGGCGAAGTGATGAGTTCAGCGATCGCATCCGGTGCAGCGTCGCAGGCTTGGTCGGATTCCGGCACTTTGGCTTCCGGTGTCGTCTTGTCTGGCGCCGCGTCGGAGTTGTGGACAGGCTCCGGCTCGCTGTTCGCGATCGCGTTTGTTTCCGGCGCGGCATCGGAACCGTGGACATCGTCGGGAACTATGGCGGCGGGTTATCCAATTTCTGGGGACGCCTCGCAGGCATGGTCCGAAGCTGGCTCGCTTGTTGGCTGCGGCGTCGCGTCAGGCTCCGGATCTCAGTCATTCACCGCGACCGGGGCGATTACTGGATACGGACTGGTTTCAGGGGCCGCTAGTCAGGGATGGCAGGCATCAGCCACGCTTGGGGCGACAGCATTCACGTCCGGCGCGGCGTCGGATTCGTGGAGCGGCTCCGGCTCAATCTTGGCCGAGGCTCCAATCTCTGGCGATGCGTCGCAGTCGTGGTCTGCGTCTGGAGATTCAGTCGGGGTCACGCCGATTTCCGGGGATGCGTCGCAGTCCTATAGCCTTGGTTCAATATCGGCCATCGGCGTCGGGATCGTTTCCGGATCTGCGAACGAGTCGTGGACAGCCGATTCTACGTTTTATGCTTCTGCCGTAATCTCTGGAGCAGCAAGCGACTCATGGGACGCATCGGGAATCCTCTTCGCAGTGGCTCCCGTTTCAGGCGATGCGATGCAATCATGGTCCGCGACTGGCTCGCCATTCGGCGGCGCTGTCGTCGCGGGGTCAGCATCTCAGGCGTGGGATGCCACTGGAAGCATATTTGCATCGGCTTTTGTGTCCGGGTCGGTTGACTCTACATGGACTGACTCAGGAATCCCGACCGTTGTCGGTGTTGTAGCCGGGGCTGTCGTTCAAAATTGGTCAGGCTCAGGAGATGTTACCGGCTCCGCGTCCGTATCGGGGGACGCATCAGAATCGTGGTCGATATCCGCCGTATTCTACGGAACGGCAGTTGTTTCGGCATCATGTACGGAGACATGGGCGACAACCGGCGCGACAGTCGCAATCGGATTTGCATCTGGATCTGCCGAGGAACAGTGGCAGGCTTCCGGGCTGCTGATTCAGACCGTCGATGACGCCCCGGAACTGTCCAAGAATCCTTCGCAGGCCATTCTAAGGGCACTTGTTCGTGATGCGATCATTGACCATTTCGGACTGTCTGAATGCCAATGCGGCGTCAATTTCAACGGGCAGCCGCACCCCAACTCCGGTCCTGTATATATCAGCGTGCATCCGGGGAAATGGCGACGAGTCAGGAGATGGCGAAAAGGCCCGCTTCTGGATGAAGAATTCGGCTTCCAAGTCACCATCACCGTCAAGAACTCCGCAGTCCAGCCGAAGTTTTACGGGGAATGGTTTATGCAAAAGACAGCGGCGCTGAATTCCTGTGGAGCCGGTCTCGAATCTCTGTCCCGTGCGATCGCGGTCTACTTGCACGACAACGGCTCCATTATTTGTGAACTCGCCAAAAGAGCATCCGGGCTGTCGCATTTCTCTGGTGGCATCTTCTGGGAGAACGGAAGCATGCCAAAACAGAGAAAGGCGAAATGGTGGCTCTGCCCGTATCAGACAGGAAACCCGTCTATTGGATTGTCTCAGACGTTGGTATTTGGGGGGCTGCGGCGGAGCCAGCCGACTGCGGATCGGACTTAGGCTGTTTTTTCGAGATCGCAATGACAACACGGGTTTTCGCTATTGATGGCCGGGTTTGCGGTCGTTCGCTTCCGGACTCATCGCGTACTGAACCTACTATCCGTTTCCGTCAGTCGCGGGCATGTTTCCATGCTGTGCTGGACAGCCAATTTTGCCTTGGCAGGATTCGAACCTGCAAATCGACTCTGGATAAAATCGAGCGTATGCCGTTTCGCCACAAGACAACCCGGCAGTATCCGCCGCCGGTCAGGTGTTGTTTTGTTGGGGGCTACTTCCACATCGTTTCACCATCCACTTCGTTTTATGACCGCTGTAGACATTGGCCAGCCTTTGATTATCCGGCAGTACGCCTAACGTGTTGTGGAACTCCGGGTTTGATGGTCGCTTCGATCCGCCCGTCTACTCCCCGACTTCCGTCTCATTCTTGTCACCCCGCCGCCGCAGCCTCCACTTGAAGACCGCGCCTACGGCGGGGGTCATTGGTCGTCCGGCACTAGATACGCTTCATGATGCACCTCGCATTTCTGATTGCCCGGCTATCGCCGTTAGGGACTTGTTTCGGTCAGGCTTCCCTGAATACGGAGGAATCATAGCATCGGATCACGAATTTTCCAAGAAAATTCCAGTATTGACGGAAATCGCAGAATCGACCCACAATGAACCCAAATGGCTAGACCATACGCATTTGACGACGAAGACGAAGATTTCACGCAGTCCCAGCAGTCGGACGGGGACGCCGCGCTCAAGCCAATGGACATCCAGCAGCCTCGCGGTTTTGACGATGTCCGCGCCGGAGCCAATTCAGAGTTCCGGGCTTTCGGCGAATCCGCCAAAAAGCTGACCACCACAGCAGATGCGATAAAGTCGGCAGTCGAATCCCTCAAGTCCGGAATTGAAGATGCGTTGAGCGATAAGGCTGGACTCCCGTCGGTCAAAACCGACACCACAGGGGCCACGCTGGACGATGTTGTCGACGCTATCAAAAATATCAAGCTGGCCCCCGCTGATGACAAGTTTGACGCTCCGAAATCATCGAAGCCAGACAGATCGGAACCGAAACTCCAGCAAGCGCAGACGCCACGCCCAGTCCAGATTCAGCCAAGAGAATTCCAGACTCCCGGATTGAAGCCGATCGAATCTCGCGAGTTCACTGTGCCGGAACTCGCAAAGATGACGCCGCGAGAATTCACCGGGCCGGAACTCGCCACGGAGCCGCCGCAGGAAAAACTGACGCTGCCGTCGCTTCAGAGTCGCGAAGTCGAAAAGCCGACGTTCCCGGAAAATGCGAAATCCGATCCTCGCGAATTCAAGATGCGAGAACCGTCGTTTGATTCTCACGGACTGATCCCCGGCAAGGAGACAACACAGGATCGCGTCAACGTAAGGGCGAAATCAGGCGAGTTCATTGTCCGCCCTGAAGCCGTGAAGGCAATCGGGGTCCGCCGCCTCGAAGAAATGAACAGCCTGAAACAGAAACCGCCTGAGTTCCATGCCCGTGGCGGACTTGTCGGCAAGGATCGCCCCGCAGTTGCCTTCAAGACGCCGGAACGACAGCCGAAGGCGTATTCCGTCGGTGGGTTTGTTGCTGGCGCGACGCGAGCCATTGCGGGGTATGAGCACGGGCAACATCAGTCAAGGCCAAATGACATCATTGGGTCGACGATCTCGGGGGCATTCGTCGGAGGAATGGCCGGTGGGCCGCTAGGTGCGGCAGTCGGTGCAGTCACGGCGGGCTTAAAGTCTGTTGCAGCCACTGCCACTGAATCCGCCGAAAGGCTGAAGGGGTTCTCCGCTGGCCTGAGTGCTGCGAAGGGGCGAGAGGATGCCCGGCAGTCAATCGGTGACATCCGCCGCGCCCAGTTCCTCGACCCTAAGCTGTCGAGATTCACGGATGCAACATCGAATCTTAGCCAGTCGTCACAAAACGCTCAGGCAATCCTGATGCACAAGCTGCTAGACATCGTGAATCCAGCCATTGAGAATTTTAACGAGTTCGTCAAGTGGCAAACAACGACAGGAACGCAGGGGTGGGCGAATGTCGAAGACGGAATGGCGAACATCCTTGAAGGTCTTGGGTATCTCGGCGTCGACACGAAGGCGGCGGCGGCGTCTCTCCGGGAGACGGCAAGGAACACGCGAAAAACGGCAGATCTCCTGAACAAAGACGACAAGATCCTCGAAGACCCCATCATGCAGGGCTTCTTAGAAGGATTTGGCGTTGAAATGAACGGCGTGAAGCAAGACATGTTCGGGAATCGACTGGCTCCCGTTGCACCCGATGACAACGCCATTCTCCGCGATCTAGCGAATAGGGGGTTCTAATGACGTCCCTTAGCGGATTCGGAACACTCAAGTACAACGGACTTGCGTTTAACGGACCAATGGTCAATTCCAAGGTGTCAATGGAGCCTGTCTATGGAGACGACGACCGTGCCGTGATCTTTACAAACCTGACGATCGAGGTTCAGGCGATAGTATCCGTAGACACCTGCGGAGTTCCTCAGGACGACCTCACTGGCACCGGATATCTAAGCTCGATTGATGCGATTCGGCATATGCTGTCTCAGGCCGGAAAGCCCCTGTACTTTGAGGACAAGGTTTTCGGGGAGATTCGAGTCAACACAGGAAATTCCGGAGACCTGATTGACGTCAACTACGGCCCGCGAGTCTCTCTTGGGTCGATCACGCCAGTTGGCGCAAATCGCTCGTTTGAGGTTGTGTGGAGGGTAACAACTGCAATCGGCGAATGCCCGGAGCGTAATGGGTTCGGCGACCTGACTGGGGCGACGACTCGGTCGTATGCCATTGGAGACATCAAGCAGTGCGTCTATGAAATTGCGTGGAGCGCCGACCATCGCGGGTACAGCAGGAGAGCAACTAGCGGATTCATCGAAATCGTGCAGGCTCCCGCGATTTCTGGCGACGTAATCGATATCAGTGCTGACGATTATCGCGAACGTCTGACGGTATCGCTTCCGCTGGGGTTCACCCGCACAACAAACGAATGGAAGTTGAATTCTCGCCGAGACCGCGCGAATTTCACGATTGTCGACGAGGAGATCGCGTCGCCACATGCGTACCCGCCAAACGTGGTGGATATCGAAGTTACGCACGAGGCGTCCGTCGGAAGGCCGCATGTCACGAAGGCTGTAATTAAGCTGTCGGGTCATTGCGAAGTCAGTCCGCCAAACGGAGCAAACATTGCATTTGACAGACTGTACCCGATTATTTCGTCACGGCTGAGTTCCGCCAGAGCCTCAGCCGGTGCGATCTATATTCAGTCCGTGACGTTTCGAGAAAGTCTTTATTCTCCACGAGTTGAGTTCAGCATCGAATATTACCAGTTGCAATCCTCTATTCGAGGGTTTGTGCTTGACTCTGGCATGTTTTCGGATTTCGACAGTGGATACCGCACGGACTGGAGTACATGGCGAGAATCCATGTTCGGCCCATCCGAAGACACGGAAGAGGCTGGATTGCCACTGTCTCGCCGCAGCGTCGCCGAACTGTCGTTCGACCCGGCGGACGATGTCATCGTGACACCATGCAAGACGCAGCCATTCAATATCAGCATTCGAAACGCAAGGTCATTCAACAATCCAGTTGCGTCTCTTGGGATGCTTTCGAATCAGTGCCCGTCGCGAAGGGCGTCTTACGTGGTCTACAAAAGCACGTTAACGTCAGTGAACCAGAGCGGGGCAGCCACGCTGACCGAAATGCCAACGGCAGCGTACACATACACAATCGACACTCCAAAGGCGAGTTCTGGCGAAACACTGACAAACGCCACCAACACTGGAGCACAGACCCGCCGGACATTCGACGCCAACGCCAGCGCCCCAATGGTTGAATTGATTCTTGAGGGACACGCGGCGCGACTCGGATTTGCCGTCGAGTTACCAAAGGTCGCGGAGCAATGGAGCAAGGATGTCAGCAAGGTTCCGCGAGGATCCGAAATCAAAAGCACATCCCGAATGCACTTGGGATGCAAGCTGTATATGTCGGCATGGAGGATCAAGTATCTGATCACGCAGAGCCTTGTGGACTCCGCAACGTCTCTCGGTGATCTGCACGACACATTGTTTATCACAACGGATTACACAACAGGGGACCAAGGGGACAACGTATGAGCGACGTGATTGATTTCGATGGTGATAAGGTCGTGATCCGGGTTCGCGGTGTCGAAGAGACGCTGTTTGCCTGCGACGAGATCGACAAGATCAGGGAAAAGATTCGCAAGGCCGATGAGTCAACTCCGCTTCCGCAGGAACTGGATCAGGAAACCGGGTTGATGGTTCCCGGAACCCACGCCAAGGGGCAGGCGTTCGTTGACATCCTGACCGCCCACTTCAAGGAAGTCGGGTTGGATGTCCGCGACAATGTCGCCTATGCGATCTGGAACGCATTGACCAAGAAGGCGGATGAGTACCGCGATTTTTTCGAGAATGGGCGGAATTCTCCGTCACCTTCGGATTCCCCCCGACAGGAGAGTTCCGCCGACGCAAAGCTCAGAGAGCGGCTCTCTACCACGCCCGGCGAATCCGCGCCGCAGAACGATTGATAGAGCTTTATGACCGATGCGCCGACCCGATTGACATGGAAAAAGCCCTGATCATCGAGTCCACAGGTGATGTTGAACGTGCGGAACGAACATGGAGGAAACGCAAGGCCGCTGAAATGGAGGCGAAGGTCATGAACGAAGGTAAGTAGCCATGAGCCAGCAGTTGACATCGCGAGAAATGTACGAAATCAAGTCGATCGGGTACACCCCGCCACCGGGGCATCGCGGTTCGATGATGGACATGGGGTTGCCGAACTTCACGCTTCGACAGGTGGAGCAGATGCGCCGAGATTCCCAAGTCAAACTGGGAATGGCGATCAAAACGGCCCCGCTGATGCACGTCAAATTTGAGTGTACCGGACGCCCGGATATCGTTCAGTTCGTCACCGGCCAAATGAAATCCATTTGGGATGAAGCCATCACCAAGATTTCGTCGGCACTCTGGTACAAGGTCCACGCTTCTGAGCCAGTCTACCGGAAGAACCAGAATACGGGACTGATGGAAATCTCTGGCCTGCGGGACTTCTACCCCGGAGACGTCGAGTTTCTGGAACAGTCGAAACAACTGATCGGGCTGCGAATCAGATCCTATCAGGGGTCGAGCGTCGACAATCCGAACGGATATTTCGACCTGCTGGGGATGAAGGGATTCCACTACATCCATCGGCAGGAATTCGGGGGCCGCAACGGAGTCAGCGAACTGGAGGCCGCATATCAGCCGTGGCTCGCCAAGGTCGGACCTGACGGCGCGATGGCGGTACGAACGATGTGGTTTTACAAGAACGCCTACGACTCCGGAATCATCTTCCATCCCCCCGGAGTCTACGAATACATCCAAGGCGGAAACGTCGTCCAGATCCCGTATCGTGACCTCGCCCGGCAGGCCGTGGAACGGGCAACATCCGGAGCGGTTTGGGCATTCCCTCAGTCCTACGACGAAAAAGGGAACCGAATGTGGGAGTTCGTCTCCCCGAAACTGAACGGAGACGGGAAATCCCTGATTGATTACGTCGAGCAACTGAATGTGGAAATTTTGCGCGGCATGGGAATTCCAGACGACATCATTTCGCAGACCGGGGGAACCGGAAGCTATGCCGGTCGTTCCATTCCATTCCAAGCCTTCCTGACCTCACAGAACGACACCGTTCGCGCCATTTTTCAGGCGATCGAAAAGCAAATCCTCGCCAATCTTGCGATGTGGAACTTTGGAAGCCGAGACTTCGAGTTCCACGGCGTTGAAGTCGATTGCGATAAGCTGCTGCCATCGGATCAGCCGCAACCACCCGCAGGAATGGCCCCGCCGGAAATGGGCGGAGATCCGTCGCAAGATCCAAGCGCGATGGCGGCAGCACAAGCCGGTCAACCAATGCAACCCGCTCCGGCTGCTGCTGCGTAGTTGCGTCAACCTTTCCGTATTGGTAGCTTTTTGTGGTGATCCGAATTGTCCGGCCTGCGTTAATAATGCAGTCGAACGGAAATGAAACACCTGAGATACGGAGACGGAGATGAATCGCATCAAGTCATACGGAATAATTCTTCTTGGAGCACCAGCGGGGTACATCGCCAGTTACTTCATGCAGGCAAGCACGTCGCGACTCTTCTTGTCGCTCGGCCAATACATTACGTCGGCCCCGAAAATACTGCTCCCGACGGTTTTTGGCTCGATGGTACAAAACGCAGAGGTCGTCAAGGGGATGTATATCACCGCATTCGTTGGGATAATCATTGGTGTCGCCGCAGCAGGAGGGATTGCCTACGCAATGGAATCCAAGGAAAAGGCCGCTGGCGGTCGCTAAACTTACCGCCACTCCCCTACCGCCAACCGCCCAGTTGTGGACACTATTTTTAGTCCGCTCTGATCGGTCGCTGGCTTCACTTCTGGCCAGTCCACCCCACCGTAGTCATGCACGAGGACAACGGCGTCTTCAGTAAGGTGCCGACGCCATTCTCGTAGGCTCGCTGCTGTTGTTCCGAACGAATGATCGTGGTCAATCAGCAGCAGTGAAATCGGTTGTTTCCACCACCCCCAGACATCGGAATCCTTTGCCCTGACGTGCGATATTCGCTTCCCGGCGCAGTTCCGGATAAACATCGCGTAATACACCGGATTTTCAATAGGGTCGATACAGACGACGTCACGGCCAGCCGACTCCATAATGCAGGCACTGCCTCCTTGCATTGACCCGACCTCGACAATTGTCCCCGGCCCGGCGATCGTGGCCAGTCGATGGAGTTCAGCGGCCTCATCCCGAGTGAAACCATACTGGATCGACTCATAGAGATCCCATGCGTAATCGAAGCTGTAAGTGCGAGGAGAACTTGATGAACTCATTCCCACTTCCCCATAGGGCATTTCTCGGTTGCAATAGCCAGCTTGTTTAGCACTTGGTTCGTTTCTACACACGCACACCCGCAGACCGTGCAATTCGATTGCCGATCAAGATACGGGCAGGCTTGGCAGATCTTCAAGCGTGCGTCGATCTCATCTTGTGTTCGCATCGGCCTGCCCGCTGCTGTCCACTTGGCCATCGCTGCCGTGAAGTTCCATCCACGAATCAGCCAATTCGGCTTCTGTGGCTCCTCCACTGGACGCTCCGGGACTGGCGTAGACTCCAGTTTCTCGAAGAACGTCGACCATTCCTTCATCGCATTCTGAAGCCCATACAAGTCAATGACTCTCTTACGGGCATTCGCGGCCATGTTCCTACGAAACTCGCTGTTCTGTGCCAATCGCGACCCCGCCGCAACGAACTCAGCAGTGGAACCACATAGCATTCCGGAAACGCCGTGCTCAATGATCTCCTGAAATCCACCGCGATCGTCGCATACGGGCACGCATCCGGATGCCATTGCTTCCATCGCGACTCGCGGAAGATTTTCATAGGTGTCGCAGGACTGGAGTAAGACGCTGGCGTCTCGATACACGTCTACTGCTGGCCTCCCCCCCGGAGGAAGGCATTCCACGAATGCTGGTGCCGCGCCGGTCTTGGCGTAGACCTTCGGGGTGATCCCGAGAATTACGCCTCGCTTTGGTTTCGGCGACTGGATCATGTCAAATATCCGCATCGTGTCCGCCGCGAATTTGGCGGGATCATCGCGAGAGACCCGGCAAAATGTGAATCGATCGTCTGGACGGTCTTCTACAAACGGGAATGCAGCCGCATCGAAATAAGGCCGAACGCGACACCACTGGAACTTCGGGTTGATCTTCTCCAACTGCGACTGGACCTTCGCTCTTGCATGATCGGTCTGGTACAGAAACCAGTCTATTAGCCCCACGGAGTGAGCGGCCTTTTCCTTGTCGAATAGCCACGTCATGCAGTTGACGAACGTCGTCGACCGAGCGTACCGCCGAATCTCCGGCAGATGCGTGAGGAACTCGCCGTTGCAGTAGCTGATGACGTGCATCCCCTGACATTTTTGCCAGTCTCTCGCCCGGTGGATGGTACATCCTCGCTCTGCAACCCCCAATGCAAGCTGGCCGGAATCTGGCTCTCCAGTCGGAATCAGGTGGACGTCCACGCCCATTGCTCGCCAAGCGGTAATCTGATGATCCAGTTCGGTATCCGCCCCGCCGTACTTCGATGGGAACCCAATCACACAGAGTTTCACTCCACTGGCTGGAGGGACGGTGACAGGCTTTGCTTGCACACTCGCTCCACGGGTGAGGCCGACGTAGTCCCGCTTCCATTTCGGGCAGAGTTCGTATTCCCCCGGCTCGCCTAATTCAGCATTCATCGCATAGACAGCCGCCATCTTGTCGCCGTGGGCCGAAATGTGATTCAATCCATCATTCCAGCGATAGATATACGCTGCCCGATCTGGCGACTCCACTTCGGTGACATGCTTCACCTTTGCCTTGAGGATTGCATGAAACGCTGCGTCTTCGTCTCCCGATGTGGACGGAAATCCCCCAAGTTCCACAAACGACGACATGCGGAACATCCCCTGTGAGTGTCCGTAGCCGCTTTGTTTTTGCCATTCGATCGTGTTGCCACTGAAGAACCAGATTGACCCCGGAGTGTAGTAATCGCCGCCGTCTTGCAGCTTCGCGACTTGGCTGCTTATCCTCCACGGCAGGCTGATATCGTCGTCATCCCACCGGCAGACGAACTCCCCGCTGGCGTGCCGAATTGCCGCGTTCAGCTTGTCGCCGAGCGTCGGAAACCGTTCCGGGGAATTAACGACCGTGACCATTGGATGGTCATATTTGATCGTCTGCCCCGGCGAGTCGATGATGACGATCAACTCGCGATTCGGGTAGTCCTGCATCAGGAACGACTGGACAGCCTCATTCAGAGCGTTCAAACGCATCGGGAGCGCGTACGTCGGCAGAATGCAGGAGACCAGCGGTAAGGGGGGGGCTAACGTCGTTGCGGGGGGGGCTTCTGTGAGCCCCCCACTTTGCGCTGACGATGACGATGATTTGTGAACAAGCTGTTCTTCCTCAAGCAACTCCGTGCATTGCTGTCTCAGTTCGCACGTCTGGCAATCTGCCATGTCCGCCCCGCCGTACAGTTTCCGTCCGCTGGGGATGTCCGTGCAGTACGTTCGTTGTGAACAGTGCCAGATTTCTAAGCCAGTTCCCAGCGTGGCATGCCGTGGGCCTCGATACGCGAATGTCATGCTCGCTCCGATTAAATGATGACCTGACAGTCCGTGTGTGCAGTCTCAAGCGGCGTAGATCCCGGAAATCCGGGTTCGACGCAGCCGCCGCATGGAGCAACACAACTGGACCCAAGGAATGTCCATGCCGTGCCTGTCCATAGCCAATTACATCCGTTTGCCACGCATCCACTCGATGAGCTTGAGCTACTTGACGACGATGAACTGCTGGACGAACTCGACGAACTGGAGCTACTTGAACTGCTGGAACTCGACGATGATGAACTGGATGACGACGACGAGCTTGACGAACTCGAACTCGACGAACTTGAACTGCTGCTGGAACTGCTCGACGATGACGAACTCGACGATGAACTGCTGGAACTTGGTTCCTGACAATCCGACACCGCGATAGCGATCGTTGCTGGCCATCCTTCCGGCAGATCTGAGACGCCCTCAGTGGACACAAAACTCACGGTTGTGTCATTCGAGCATGGTGCATCGGCGTGCCCGTCGTATCGTGCCCCGCTGTCGGCATCAATCAGCGTCAGTGTTTTCGTGGCCACATTCCATGTCAGCGTCCAATGGGCCGCGTCTACTGCGTTGTCAACGGTGAACGTGCATTCCGTCGATTCATCCTGATTGGCCACCGCCGTGAAATAGTGAATCCCAGTCAGTCCCGCAGGGATCTCTTCCGTGATTGTGATTTCGAAGCAACAGGTACAGACCGACAGGACTGGGACCAGACACACGGCACATTTAAGCCCTGTCGGTTGATCCACGTTTTCGGGGGCTTCGAGGATCATCTTCGATTCGCATCGACATGACCACGCATCCGCAGGGACGTACCGCACGGGTAGCAACTCGACCCCCAGAACGTCAGTACCGACCGGAACGAGTTCGAGCTTCGTCGAATCTCCCGCTTGCGTCAGAACCCAGCGATATGAGCCTACGGCCATTTAGCACTCATCTTTCGGGTAAACGCGGATTGTTGCGGGCCATGTTGATACGGTGTCGTCAATGCTGGGGTCGCCGAGATACCATGCAGTGGCACGGACGAACGTGAATAACCCGCCTTTCGAACAGGCGAACTCCTCACAGGTGTACCATGCTTGGTATTCGCCGCATGTAAACGAAAAGTCACCAAAGTCGGAGTTCAAATGGAGAATCGCACTTGATGCCCCGATTTGCGTAAGCTGCATTGAAGTACCGCCCGGTATGTTCCCACCGGACCAAAACGGCACGCAGCCAACGATGTTTTGCTTAATCTTAGTTCCAGAACCCATTCCCCATGGATCGGTCGTATAGTGACAGAACCCCAGCGGAAAATCTGGCTGGTGGTTATCCATCCCGTCGAAGTCGACGCACATCGTGTCGCATTCGCAGCCACCATCGTCACCGTCTGGCACGAATCCGCATGTGGACCCTGCGATGCTGATCGATGCAGGCCAATCCGCTGTACCCGCTGTTGTCGTTCCCCCAGTCGTTTGCGTCTGCGAGACCAGTGCCAGCAACTTCGTACTGCACGAAAGCTGCTTCGCGAGTTTGTAATGCGCGGTGTAGGACGTGTCTCCGTCCAGTAGTGTGATCACCAGTTGATTGCTGGTGCTGAGTTCATCGAGCAGCAACTGGAGTGTCGGAAACGGCGGATTTCCACCGATGAAACGAGTCTTGTCGATGGCACTCCCACGCGCGGAACATGCGGTGACACCGGTTTTCCACAGCCCAACCGAAGTGCGGTGAAAGATGACACTGCCGCCGACGCTAATGTCTGGGATGTTGATCGTAAAGCAGTTTTCGCAGCATCCTGCCACCGGGACTGGCGACAGGCAGACTTGGCACTTCGGGACACCTGCCGGGAAGTTCTCTGCCGGTTCGGCATACATCCGTGATTCGCAGCGACAGTCCCACAACTTGCGAACACGATACCCGATCGGCTTGGACGCGACGTCCAGTACATCGGGGCCGGAATACGGTTGCAGTGACAGGCGAGTTGACAACCCCGCCTGAACGAGAACCCATCGGTATTTGCTGAGTGTGACCGTCACGATACGAAGTCCCAAACGCAGGTTCCGTCCGTGATCCCCGTGCCTGTTCCCGATGGACCCAATCCCGTGGTGCTGGTTCCTGCCGTCATGCAAATGTAGAAGTGGCCATGATTGTAAACCGTGTCCCCCACGGCGTAGACGGTCGAAATTCGCCACTGTCCATGTGATGAGACCGTGAACGGCTGTGACCACCAGATACAGGGACCGCTGCCATCCGAACCCGATGACGACGAACTGCTTGACGAACTGGACGAACTACTACTGGAGCTTGATACGGTCGCCAAACTGTATTTCAGCGTAACAGTCCCGCCCAGTTCTGGATGCGCTGTCCAGTCCCCCAGATCGACCGTGTACGTGTCCGCCGCTCCGTTTGGGCACGATGAACAACCACCGACGATGGCGTGGCCGGGATCAACACAGTTGAAGCACTTGCAACACCCACAGCCGGTAGTATTCCCGTCGCTCCCATCAATCGCACCAAGACCACCCGGCTGTTGAATAATTGGGGCAGTCTCAGGCATCAGTCGCGGAAGTCTGCGGTAGATGTCAGTACGAATACCACCGCCGAGATCAGACCAGACAACCTCGGATATCGTTTTTCCCGGAATGAACTGGTTGCCATCGCCAGCCCAAAATTTAATCCCCGCATAAGTCGTGTGCATCGGAGCAAAGTCGTATAAACACCGATACAGGTCGCGAGCGATTTCCTTTGCCCTATTCAGGCAGTCATCGTTATTGGCTGGTTCGACATCCGTGACTGACGTAAATCTCGCAGTCATTGTTTCGTACCGGAAAATCTCGGAATCCGGATTGAAATCCGGTCGAGTCATCCGGCCATCCACTCGCCCCTCATCGCTGTTCGGATTCGCGTACCAGTCCGCAGCAATGGAGTCGTTTGGAAGCACTGTTCCGTCCGAAACTTTGACGGCGACAGGATACCACTTCCCAATCCCCTTCAGTTCGTCCGTGAGTTG